GGCATTTATATGCGCGGGGGGAAAATGTGGGGTGGGGGGTAAGCGCGGGAAAACCTTTATCCACATATGGGCGGAAATCGGATTTCGATTTCGGCTTATTTTTTGCCTGTTTTGGCCTATTCCAGAGAGGAGGTGATCATCGTGTCCTGGCGGACCAGAGATGCCAAGACCTTCCGCACCGAGTACAACCGGATTGTGAAGTACATGAAGGCGGCGGGCACCTATGAACCATTTTTCAAAGATACGATCGAGCACCTGGCCGATCTGTATCTGGATCTGATCCGAGCGGATCAAGAGCTCGAAGACGACGGCAGCGGGATCACCGTGGTCCAGACGAATAAGGCCGGCGCGGAGTACCGCTGCCTGAACCCGATCCTGGAAGCGAAGTATACAATCCTTCGTGAGTGCCGGAACTACGAAGCGAAGCTGGGGCTCACGCCGGCGGATCACCGGAAGATCATGAGCGAGAGAAACGAGCAGCCGGAGAGCACCCTGGGCGCGGCGCTGAGGATGCTGAGCAGCTGAGATGTGGCTGACCGGGAAATACGCCGGGGACGTCGCCGGCTATGTGGACGGCATCCTGGACGGGAAGATCCTGGCGAATAAAGACAGGATCACCGCCTGCCGGCGTTTTAAATCCATGTGTGCGGATCCGCGGTTTGAGGTTAGGCCCAGGGACGCCGACTTCGTGATCGGGATCATTGAAACGACACTGGCCCACCGTCAGGGCGAGAAGCTGGACGGGACCCCGCTCAGAGGGACCCCGCTCAAGCTGGAGCCCTGGGAAAAGTTCTGCGTCTACGGGATGCTGGCTTTCTACCTGCCGGGGACGAAGGAGCGCCTGGTCAAGGAGGCGCTGATCTACATCCCCAGGAAAAACGGGAAAACGGCCTTCGTCAGCAGCCTGGCCTTCGCGCTGGGGCTGCTGGAAAGGGAATCCGGTTCCAAGGTGTACGTCGTCGGCGCAGCGCTCAAGCAGGCGCGCGAGACCTTCGACAACTGGCTGTACAACATCCGCAGCCATCTGTACAAAAACAAGGCAGCCGCCGAGGCGGACGGGTGGCGGATCCTGGACAACAGCTTCGAGCACAGCATCAGCTGCGAGCACATTGCCGGCGGGTCCGTTTCCCTCAACGCCCTGGCTTCCAACCCGGACAGCCAGGACAGCTTCAACTGCAACATCGTCATCGCCGACGAGATCCACGCCTACAAGAGCCCGAAGCAGTACAACATCCTGAAGGAAGCGACGAACGCCTACACCAACAAGCTGGTGGTCGGGATCACGACCGCCGGGGACGACGGAAACGGATTCTGTGCCCAGCGCGTTGAGTATTGCAGAAAAGTGCTGAACGGGACGGTGCAGGATGATCAGTATTTTATCTTCCTGTGCTGCGCGGACGCCGACGAAGAAGGGAACATCGACTACACCAACCCCAGGGTGCTGGAGATGGCCAACCCGAGCTACGGGATCACGATCCGGCCCCAGGACATCCTGAACGACGCCCTTCAGGCGCAGAACGACCCGCAGCAGCGGAAGGACTTTTTCGCCAAGCGGATCAACATCTTCACCAACAGCGTGAAGAGCTGGTTCGACATCGACGAGTTCCGGCGGAGCAACGCCAAGGCCGGGGAGCAGCTGGGGATCGATCCCAGCTGGAGCCTGGACCAGAAGCTCAAAAAGCTGGCTTCCCTGGGGATCAACTGGTACGGAGGCGCTGACCTTTCCAAGCTGTACGACCTGACCGCCTGCGCCCTGCACGGGCAGTACAAGGGAATCGACATCGCGATCACACACGCCTGGTTCCCGATCACGGCAGCGGCGCAGAAGGCAGACGAGGACAACATCCCGCTGTACGGCTGGGCGGACAGCGGCTGGCTGGACCTGTGCAACGCGCCGACGAACAACCACGCGGCGGTTGTGCAGTGGTTCATCGACATGAAGCGCCGGGGCTTCCGGATCAAGCAGGTAGGCCACGACCGGAAGTTCTGCCGGGAATACTTCGTGCTGATGAAGCAGAGCGGTTTTTCCATCATCGATCAGCCGCAGTATTTTTACAAAAAGAGCGAAGGATTCCGGCACATTGAGAACCAGGCAAAGAACAAGGCCCTCTATTACCTGGATTCGGAGGCATATGAATACTGCGTCCAGAACGTCAGCGCGGTCGAAAAGACCGACGATATGGTGCAGTATGAAAAGGTGCAGCCGAATCACCGCATCGATATTTTCGACGCGGACGTGTTCGCCGTTGTGAGGATGCTGGAGAACATGGAAAAAGCTACGAACGCGAGGAAGTGGTTTGATGAGTAAAAAGAAACGCAATCCCGGGCGCGCCGTCCGCGACGCTCCCACCCAGAGCATGAGCAGCGGGGCTTCCTTCCTGACGAGCGTGGAGGGCTGGAACATCCTCTGCGGAAACGGCTATAAGCCGGTCTGGAAATGTCCGGAGGTGCAGATGTGCATCGGGGTGTTCGCTGACCTGATCGGCATCATGACGCTGCGGCTGATGCGCAATGTCAACAACGGGGACGAGCGGATCAGAAACGCCCTGTCCTACAAGATGGACGTGAACCCGTCCAGGTACATGACGCGGATCACGTTCATCCAGGCGATCGTGCGGACGCTGCTGACCTGGGGCAACTGCGCCGTCTATCCCAGATACAAAGACGGGCTGCTGGACGACCTTCAGATCCTGCCCGGTCAAAGCGTATCCTATCTGCCGGACCAGGGGAACGGTTATATCATCCAGTACCAGGGCAGGACGATCCGGCCGGACGAGGTTCTGCACTTCGTGCTGAACCCGGATCTGGACGAGCCCTGGCGGGGCACCGGGTATACCGTGAGCCTGCGGGACGCGGTGGACGGCCTGCGGCAGGGCGAATCGACAAAGAACGCGCTGATGCGGTCCCCCGCGCCGTCGATCATCGTGAAGGTGGACGGGCTGATCGAGGAGTTTTCTTCCACCGAAGGACGGCGGAAGCTCCGGGCCCAGTACCTGGACAGCAGTGAAAAGGGAGAGCCCTGGTTCATTCCCAGCGAAGCGTTCAGCGTGGAGCAGGTGAAGCCGCTGTCCATCACCGACCTGGCCATCAAAGACAACCTGGAGCTGGACAAGCGCAGCGTCGCCGCCATCTTCGGGATCCCGCCGTTCATGGTGGGCGTCGGCCAGTTTAACAAGGACGAATACCGGAACTTCGTCAACACCCGCGTCCTGGCGGTGGCCAAGATCATCGAACAGGAGCTGACGAAGAAGCTGCTGTATTCCGAAGAGATGTATTTCCGGTTCAGCAATATGAGCCTGTACAGTTACGATCTGCCCGAGCTGGTGTCCTCCGGGACGATGCTGGTGGACCATATGGCCATCCGGCGCAACGAGCTGCGCGACTGGCTGGGCCTGAGCCCCGATCCGGAAATGCAGGACCTGCTTGCCCTGGAGAACTACATTCCCCAGGACAGGCTGGGCGACCAGAAGAAGCTCGCGGGAGGAGGTGACGACAACGATGGAGAGAACCATCCGGCAGTATCGGGCGCAGAGTAAGCCCTTTACCACCCGGGAAGAGAACGGCGAAAAGCGGATCGAAGGCTATTTCGCGGTATTTGACGGAGAGTATCAGCTGTGGGACGGCGCGACGGAATCTGTAGACCGCCATGCCTTTGACGGGCAGCTGAACGGGGACGTGCGCTGCCTGATCGACCACGACACCAGGCTGGTGATCGGCCGGACGACGGCCGGAACGCTGACGCTCCGGACCGACGAGCACGGGCTCTGGGGATCCGTGCTGATCAACGAGCAGGACACGGACGCCATGAATCTGTATGCCCGGGTGCAGCGCGGAGACGTGAACCAGTGCAGCTTCGGCTTTGACATCCTGGACGAAGAGTTCGAGGACCGCGGAGGCGGAAATGTCCACTGGACGATCAAGCAGGTGAAGCTGTACGAGGTATCGTGCGTCACCTTCCCAGCCTACGAGAGCACCAGCATCGCCGCGAGAAAAGACGATCTCGCGAACATCAGGCAGCGGAAAACCGAAGCCTGGAAAAACGCCATGAAGGAGAGGATGCAGAAATGGCACTCAGACAGCTCATCCTGAGCAAAAAAATCGAAGAAGCCCGCCGCCAGCTGAACGAGCTGGAGACGGAGCAGGAGGCGCTTTCCGAGCGCCGGACTGCTTTGACCACCCGCGAAGCCGAGCTGGAGCAGGCGATCAACGAAGTGACCGCCGAGACGCCGGCTGAAGATCAGGCCGTCCTCGAAGACGAGGAAAAGAAGTGGGAAGAAGACGACGCCGCCCTTCAGGAAGAGGAACAGGCCAACGAGGCCAAGCGGCAGGAGCTTCAGAACAAGATCAACGAGCTCGACCAGGAGCTGGAAGATCTGAACAAGAAAGTCGACAGCGCGGCAGAACCCGCGCCCGAAACCGCGCCGGCGGATGACCGCGGCGCTGACGTCGCGGAAACCCGCGAAGAAAGGCAGGCTACTAAAATGAATATCCGTACCATGTTCGGCAGCACCCAGCAGCGCGAAGCCCTGTTCGCCCGGGACGATGTGAAGCAGTTCGCGGAACGCGTCCGCAAGATGGGCCATGAAAAGCGCGCCATCAACGGCGGCAGCCTGCTGATCCCCGAGATCATGCTGCCGATGATCCGTCAGGCGGTTGAAGACCGCAGCCAGCTGCTCCGTTATGTGAACCTTCAGCACGTCGGCGGCACCGCCCGCGAGACCGTGATGGGCACCATTCCCGAAGCCGTCTGGACTGAAATGTGCGCCAACCTGAACGAGCTGAACCTGGTGTTCAACGACGCCGAGGTGGACGGCTACAAGGCGGGCGGCTTCATCCCCGTGTGCAATGCCCTGCTGGAAGACAACGACGTGAACCTGGTTTCTCATGTGCTCTGGGCCCTGGAATGTGCCATTGCCGTCGCCCTGGACAAGGCGATCCTCTACGGCACCGGCACCAAGATGCCCCTGGGCATCGTGACCCGTCTGGCCCAGACCGCCGCGCCTGCCAACTATCCCGCCACCGCCCGCACCTGGGAAGATCTGCATACCAGCAACGTCAAGACCATCACTGCGGCCAACAGCACCGGCCTCAAGCTGTTCCAGATGCTGATCGACGCCTTCGGCGCTGCCAAGAAGAAGTACGGCGCGGGCGGCAAGTTCTGGGTGATGAACGAGAAGACGCATATGAAGTTGGTGCAGGAAGCCCTGAGCTTTAACGCCAACGGCGCGATCGTCGCCGGCATCAACAACACCATGCCCGTGATCGGCGGCGACATCGTGGAGCTGGATTTCCTTCCGGACAATGTGATCGTCGCCGGCTACGGCGAGCTGTACCTGCTGGCGGAACGCGCCGGCATCGAGATGGCGACTTCCGAGCACTTCCTGTTCACCAGCGACAAGACCGTGTTCAAGGCCACCGCCCGGTATGACGGCCTGCCCGTGATTGCCGAGGGCTTCGTGGCCATCGGTATCGGCGGCGCGACCGTCGCAGCCAACGCCGTGACCTTCGCGGCTGACACCGCCAACACCTGATGACGGCCGGGGCGGGGATCCTTCCCCCGCCCCGATCCTGGATGAAAGGAGCGGCGCATGAACGAAGAAAAAACCGCGCTGGCGCTGAGCCTGGTGAAGGCGCGCCTGAACCGGCTGGACGCCGCCCTGGACGATTACCTGACGCAGCGGATCCAGGCGGCCTATGATTACCTTGAGCACCAGGGGATCCACCTGGACGCGGACGTCAGCCGGGATCTGATGCTGGTGGTAGACACCGCCGTGTACCAGTACAGCAACCGGGACGACAACAAGGCCGTGCCGGACTGGCTGCGCGCCCAGATCCGGCAGCGGTGGCTGATGGAACGGGGGGATCAGGCATGATCCTGGACAAGGGAATCTGCACGATCTTCCGGAAGGTGAACATGAGCCTGTCCGGTGAAATGCCGAGGCCCGGCTATCAGTTATGGTGGAAGAGCTGGTACGGCGAGCTCGATTTCGCCACCAGCGATTCCAGGCCGACCGAAGGGCGCACCGAGAACAGGACGGACGCCAGGATCCGCATCCAGCAGAACCGGGAGCTGAGGCAGCACGACATCGTGGTGCTGGAAAACGTCGAACGGTTCGAGGATCACACCGGCCCGATCTATGAGATCACGCGGGCCTGGCACGGACAGGACGACAACAGCCCGGCCGAGATCTCCGACCTTAGCCTGGAGGTGTACCAGCCGTGACGCTTGAAGAGATCCGGACGATGCTGGCGGCGGTGGATCCTGACATCCGGCACTACTTCAGTACCGAGACCAGCAAAGACTATACCTACTGGGAAGAGACCCAGCGCCTGAGCCTGACCAGGGACGACGTCCATGACGAGGGCTGGCGCTTCTATGTACACCGGTTTACCAAGAATGAATACGATCCAATGGCCGGCAGGCTGTTCGCCGCACTGGACGCCGATCCGAGGACGACGGTGAGCCACACGGTGGACTTTGAGCCGGACAGCGGATATATTCACCACATCTTCAGCTGCGAGGCATACTGATGGCGAGGATGCAGACAACCGGCCTGGACAAGCTGATCAGCGACATGCAGAAGATCGGCGAAGGAACCGGTAAAATGGCGAACGCCATGGTCGGCGCGGCCGCCAATGAGATTAAGAGCGCCTGGCGGGAAAGCGCAGAGAAGGCCTGGCCGCACAGAAACGGCAACAACAGAGCCCTGCGTGATACCGGCGATATGATCGATTCGATCGGGCCCACGGGGCCGGTGAGGTCTCTTGGCGACGCAGTATACCAGGAAATCTCCGCACTGGGGAAAGACAGCAATGGCACACGGAACGCCGAGAAGGCGTTTGTGCTGAATTATGGTACCAGCCGCATCGAGCCCACCCACTGGGTGGATGAGGCGGAAGTGGCAGCCGGCCCCAGAGTGCAGGAGAAGCTGGAAGATCTATGGGGCGATTACCTGGAAACAGGCAAGGTGCCCACTATTACCGATACCGGCAGCACGTCTGGCGGGATCACCACAACTGTTAAGTAAAGGAGTGTTTGAACTATGGCTTTTGTTGGAATGAGGCACCCTGTGGTCGCCACGCTGACCGCGCACACCGCCGGATCTGAACCGACCTACGGCACCGGCATGGTGATGGGTCATTCGATCTCCGGCAACCTGACCATCACCCGGAACAATAACCCGCTGTACGCCGACGACACGATCGTCGAGGACGACAACAGCATCACCGCCATGAGCCTGGAGATGGGCCTGGACGACCTGACCGAGAACGTCCGCACCTACATGCTGGGCCTGGTGAAGAAGAGCACCGGCACGGGCACCACCGTGGACACCTACTATGACACGGACGCCGCCGCCCCCTATGTGGGCTTTGGCTACATCCGCGTCCGGCGTCTGGCCGGCGTCACCAAGTACGAGGCGCTCTGGTATTACAAGGCCATGTTCTCCGAAGAAGCTGAGAACAGCGCCACCAAGGGCGAGAGCATCGAATGGCAGACCCCGACCATCACGGCCCGGGTCATGGGCCTGGCGATTGACAGCACCGGCGCGCTGACGTTCAGGAAGAAACAGTACTTCGACACCGAAGGCGACGCCGTCACCTGGCTGAACGGCCTGGCCGGCATCAGCTGATCGATTTCTGCTGACACCACCCGCGCAGATCTGCGTCTGCGCGGGCATTCTTTTGAGGGAGAAGAATGAAGATGATCAAAGTAACTATCGGCAAGCGTGAATTTTCGCTTGCTTTTACGATGGACGCGCTGGACCGGATCGAGGGTGTGATTCCGGATTTTGACCTGGCTAAAATTTCGCAGTACGCCAAGCGGTCCGGTTTTATGGTGGACATCCTTTACGCGATGGCGCAGCAGGGCGAGCTGCTGGAAGGACGAAAGCTGGATGTGGACCGCGCCTGGTTCGGATCGCATATCCCGGCCAGCCCGAAGAAGATTGCCGAGATCCAGGTTGCCGTCTTCAATGCGATGACCGACGCCATGAAGATGGAAAGCGAGACGGAAGAGACCGGAGAGGTCGACGTGGTCCTGGAAGAGATCAAAAAAAAAGAAACGAGGGAAAACTGACCTGGCGCAGGCTGGTTCATTACGGACTGACGTCGGGAATCCTGTTTTCCGAGATGGGATCCATGAAGCCGGGCCTGCTGTGCGATCTTTACATCATGCGGCTGAGGTATGACGACGAAGAGCACGGCATCCGGCGGAAGCAAGAAAAGATCTTTGATTAAGAGGTGGAGTTATGGCGAGGGACATCAAAACCAGGTTTGTGCTGGAAGGTGAACAGACGTATAAACGGGCGATGTCCGACGCAGCCAGCGCCATCAAAGTGCTGAACAGCGAGCAGAAATTGGCCGAAGCCCAATTCGAGGCCACCGGCGACGCCCAGCAGTATGCAGCTGAACAGGCGCGGATTCTGAAGGAAAAGATCCAGGAGCAGAAGCGCATTGTCGAAGCCGCGGAAACCGCCCTAAAGAACATGACGGAAAACGGCGTCGATAAAAACTCCAAGCGGGTGAGAAACTGGCAGACCAAGCTGAATTATGCCACCGGCGAGCTGGTCAACATGCAGAACCAGCTGAACAACGTGACCGAGAAAATGGGAACGGTTCAGGAAGCCGGGGATTCTCAGCTGGAGAAGATCTCCAAGGGGATCGACCTGCAAAACACGATCAACGCCATTGACAACGTCACCCGGCATATCGAGGCCATCGTCAAGGCCGCGGCCAAAGCAGCCAAGGCCGTCTGGGACATGGGCGTCGACGCCGGGCAGTGGGCCGACAATATCGCCACCGCAGCGAACGAGGCGGGCGTGGATCCGGAGACTTATCAGTCCTGGCAGTATGCTTCCCGCTTTATCGACACCAACGTGGACGACATCGTCCGGTCCTGGAAGGACCTGGACAAGCATCTGAACGTCGACAAAAAGGGAGACGAGTTCCGCGAGTTCGGCGCGAAGATGGCCAAGCTGGGCGTCGGCGTCATGACCACTTCCGGCAAGGTGAAAGACGGGCGGACCGTTTTCTGGGAAGTGATCGACGCCCTGCATAACATGGGAAGCGAAACAGACTGGGCCGCCTCCGCTCTGGATCTGTTCGGGAATGACTGGCGGAAACTGAACCCGCTGATCACCGCCGGCAGCCAGGCTTATCAGGACATGGCGAACGAAGGGCGGGCCGTTGCCGTCGTTTCCAATGAAAACGTGGAAGCCCTGGGTGCCGTAGACGACGCCGTCCAGGACATGGGCGCGCGGTTCGACAAGCTAAAATACGATACCCTGGCCGAGATGGCCCCGACGTTTGAGAAGGTGGCGCAGGCGCTGTCCACCGCCATCGATGCCCTGAACGAGTTCGTGCAGAGCGAAGAAGGCCAGGCTGCCCTGGCCGGGCTCAACGAAGCGCTGTCCGGGCTGATCGACGCTTTCCTGGGCGAAGACAACGGGAAAGGGACGTTCAAGTCTATCGTCGAGGGAGCCAAGACTGCTGTCACTGAATTTACCACAGCCCTGACCTGGATTCAGAATCACGGGAAGGAAGTCGAGGGCCTTGTCCTTGGGCTTGCAGGAGCGTGGGCCGGGCTGAAGGTCACGAAAGAAGTGCTTCAGTTCGCGCAGCTCCTGTCCGGAGCCAAGCGCGGGGTCGGCGGGCTTTTCTCCAGGCTGTTCGGAGGAAAGAGCGCATCCGCCGAGGGGCTGAGCAGCGCGACGAGCAGCTTCTCTGACGCTGCCGATTCCTTCGCTTCCGCTGCTGAGGCAGCAAACAAAGCATCCGAAGCTGCCAGCTCCAGCGCGACCGCGGCGCAGTCTTCCGCAGAGGCAGCGAGCTCTTCCGCTACGGCGGCGGAAAGCTCCAACACATCCGCCGGAAGCTCCGCCACGTCGGCGGAGAGTTCTTCGGCCGCTGCCGGATCTTCTGCTGAAGCAGCTGGATCTTCCGCCGAGGCGGCGGGATCCTCCGCGCAGGCCGCCGGAGAATCCGCTACGGCAGCGGGCAATTCTTCCGCTGCCGCAGCTGCTTCCGAGGATGCCGCTCTGAGCTCCGCCACCGCTTCCGGGGACGCCGCGCTGGCAGCCGGCAACTCCGCCACGGCGGCGGCCAATTCCCAGGCAGCCGCCGCCGCATCCGGAGACGCGGCCCTGCTCTCTGCCGGGGCGTCCTCTGACGCCGCCCTGGCCGCCGGGAACGCCGCCGCCTCCGCTTCGTCTTCGGCCCTGACCGCCGGATCCGCCGCGGAGGCATCTCTGAACGCCGCCACCGCTTCCGGCAACGCGGCTCTGACGGCTGGAAACTCTGTCAATGCAGCCATCAGCGCAGGAGACGCAGCGGCCAGCTCCGCACTGGCTTCCGGATCCGCGCTGGAAGCTGCCGTCAGTTCTGCCGAAACTGCTGCCACATCCGTCGAGGCAGCCGCCAGCTCCGCCGCATCCGCAGCGGAGAGCGCCCTGGGCGCTGCTGCTTCCCGGGCCGCCCTGGAAGCGGAGCTGGCCGGAGCTGCTGCTGCCCGCGGTCTGGCGGAAGCTGCCGCAGCGAAGGCCATCGCTTCCGCGAATGCTGCCGCCCTGGGGGCAGGAAGCTCTGCCGGAACCGCCCTTCTGGGCGGAGGCAATCAGCTTCTCCTGGGTGGCGGAGCCGGCTCCGCTGCGGCTCCCCTGGGTCTTCCCGCCGGGTCATCCGGATCCTCCGGTTTCTATGGCCCGATGCCCGCGCCAGGCTTCCTGTCTGACGCTATGGAGGTAGCCAACGGGATTGGTGCCCTTGGGATCTTCAGTGTCGCATGGGCAAAAGCCATCGAAGCACGGCGCGGCGATCAGACCAAGCTGGTGGACACTGTTGAGCATCTGAACGCCGTCGCAGAGGCAGATAAGGAAGTAAAGGCCGCTTTCGAGAAGTTCGTGGAAACCCAGCGGGCCATGGAGCAGGCCGATTATGATTACTGGGGCGGCAAGATCAGCCTGGACGAATACAATGAAATCATTGACAAGGCCAACGAAGCATCCGAAGCCTTCCATGCTATGGAAGAATCCGGGAAGGTGCTGGATGCTTATAACTCCTGGAGGACAGGAAACTCCATCAACTTTGAAGACTGGGTCCTGCCCAAAGACTGGGAGCAGCTGGGGCTGGACGCCGGGAGCGGGCTGGCCAGCGGGCTGGACGCCGGCCAGGAAGAGGTAACAGAAGCCGGCACGGCCCTGGGCCAGAGCGCCGCAGACGCAGCCATGGCCGCCCTGGACGAACACTCCCCCTCGAAAGTGATGGAAACCATCGGCGGGAACGCGGCCGTCGGGCTGGCGAACGGCATCTATGACCGGGGAGACGAAGCGATCAGGGCGGCGCAGTGGCTGGCAGATTCGGTGACGAACATCGTGCAGAGCGCGCTGGAGATCCACTCCCCTTCCCGGGTGTTCGAGCGCCTGGGCGCGTTCACGGGTGAAGGCTTCGCCAGCGGCATCGAGCACAGCGCAGAGGCCGTCAGCCGGGCGGTGGGCACCATGATCGGGGCGACCACCAGGCGGCCCACCACGAGCTTCGCCGGGGTGCCGGTGAGCCTGGGCGGCGGATCTGCCGGCCGGGTGGGCGGTATTGCCGCAGGCGCAGCCGGGACGGTGCATGTGACCATGGTGCTGGACGACGAGGTGCTGGGCGACGTGATGGCCCCGATCGTCAACGACAAGATCGGCGCGAAGATCAACGCGACACGGCGCAGCTGACGGGAGGATGAATGGATGCCGAGACATATTGACGTATGGGTGGACGGGGTGGCCCTGTCCACGATCGGGCCGGTGCTGGTCCGGCAGGTATATGAGGATCCGCCCACGCTGGAGATCAGCAACGGGGAAAGGCCGGGACGGTACGGGCAGCGCAGGCTGATGGTGAAGCGGCAGAGCCTTCAGGTGGCCGTGGAGTGCCAGATCCGGGAGCTGCGCGACCTGGCGGCCCGGTCCCGGACGGCGGAAGCGCTGTACCGCTGGGCGAACGGCAGCAAATTGCAGCTGAGCAACCACCCGGGGCGGCATCTGAACTGCTATCTGAGCGCGGAGCCCGCCCTGGGCGAGGCCCGGGACTATGCCAGCACCATCCGCATGGAATGGACGGCGGACGAGGTCCCATACTGGGAGGACGATCTTCCGGAGCAGCTGACGATCAGCGGAGCTCAGAGCAGCGGGACGCTGATGGTGCAGGGGACGGTCCTTTCCCCAGTTTCTCTGACAGTGACGGCCGGCGGAGCGCTGACCACCTTCAGCGTGACGGCCGGCGGCAGTACGGTGAGCCTGACGGGGCTCAGCATCCCCCAGGGCGGGGTGCTCACGTTTGAGCGGGACGCCCTGGACAACCTGATGATCCGCAGCGGGGAGACGGTGCTGCTGAACAAGCGCAGCGCGGACAGCGCGGACGACCTGATGGCCGGACCCGGGCCGACGCCTGTGTCCTACACAGCGAACGCGTCCTGCGAGGTTCAATTCACATCAAGGGGGCGGTGGGCATGATCAGACGACCTGGCCTGCTGGCTGCCGATCTGAGCGAGACCGCCCGGCTGGAGCCGACCGCCGCGTCCCTGACGCTGAAGATGATCGGGGCCGGAGAAGCGGCCCTGACCCTGGCGGAGGACGCGCCGACGGTGCATGTGCATGACTGGGTGAGCATGTACACCGGGCAGGGCCTGGCCGGGATCTACCGGGTGACGAACGTGGCGCAGACCTACCGGCGGCAGATCGAAGTGAGCCTGCTGCACGGCATCGACATCCTGAGCGATTCGGTGTGGGCGGCGCAGACCACGTTCACCGGGACGAAGGCGGCTTTTCTGGCGGAGCTGCTGAACCAGCAGACCCAGCTGATCAACGGGGTGAAGCCCTGGCAGCTGGGCCGGTGCGAGGACAGCGGCAGCATCGAGCGGGACATCAACTATGACCGGCTGAGCACGCTGCTGGAAGCCCTGGAAGTGGAAGGCAGCAATTATTACTTTGTATATGACCAGACCACCTGGCCGTGGACGATCCACTATGTGGCGAAGACGAACGCGGTTTCCTCCGAGTGCAGGCTGACCAGGAACATCCGGACCGCGACGGTGACCTATAACGACGCGGATCTGTGTACGAGGCTTTATCTATCCGTATCCTCCAAAAACGAGGACACGGTGACGGTGAAGAAGGCGAACCCCAACTATATCAGCGACGAGGCGACGCCGGGTGTGCCGGCGCTGGTGGACACGAACATCACCGTCAGCTCCACGGACAGCGCGGTGCGGACCTATGACAACACCGCCGCGCAGGCCGTATGGGGCATCGTGGTAAAGACCGCGGACATCGACACCCATGACGACATCCAGGAGCAGCACTTTCCGAGCGCGGACGCCTGGGCTGCCAATTACCTCGCCCTGCGGGCGGAGCCCTCCGTGCAGATCCAGATCGACGGGGACACGCTGAGGGAGCTGACCGGAAACGAGTGGGACGAGAGCGACATCGGCGCTCTGTGCCAGGTGGCCCTGCCGGAATACGGGCACACGTTCCGCGAATACGTGGTGACGGTGACCTATCCGGACCTGGTGCGGGATGAAAGCCATGTGACCATCTCCCTGGCGAACACGCTGCCGAAGGTGTCGGAGAGCATCGCCATGGCCAGGTCGGAAGCGAAGACGGCGGCCAGGGCTTCCCGGGCCACGGCGCGGACCGCGGCGGACGCCAAGGAGGTCACCAGCTGGAGCCAGATCGTCCAGTACCACGCCGAAGCCCTGGACGGCAGCGGGGTGCTGACGCTGTACGAAAGCGGCATCAGCATGGACGCGACGGGCGGGGTGAAGATCTACAGCCTGTCGGAAGGCCTTCAGGGACTTTATTCCGAGGTCAAAGTCAACGCCGATGAGATCTACGCGGAGAGCCAGAAGATCAACCTGGTGATCAAGGACGGCGCCATTGACGCCGGATCCATCGTCGGCGCGATCAACGATCAGCGGGAAAGCGTCGTCATCATCAACGCGGACCGCGTCAACATCGACGGACAGAAAAGCGTGAAGATCAGCGACGCGCTCTTCATCGCGGATGGCGGCGCGTTCTGGGTCAAGCGCAACGCGACCTTCGGAGAGACTGCCGGGCATCTCGTTACCATCAACAACGGGACCGTGAACGCTCCGACCATCCAGGTCAACAGCGGCGGATCCCTGACGTTCAGCCCGAGCTCCCAGTCTGATTCCGCCCTTTCCCTGACCAGGGCGACAGTAGCCGGCCTGGTGACCGACGTCCAGATCAGCGGGCCCGTGAACAACGTATATACCCTGCAATACAAAAAAATCGGCACCGGTGATACCTGGAATAACGCTTCGGTAACTTTTAGTCGGGCCACTTCATTGAGCGGCAGGTGGAGTGGCAGGAACTATATCGTCACCGCGACCCCGCAGAACGAAACGAAAACCGGGATCGTATATGACGGCATTGTGCCGACCGGATCCATCACAAAATCCGGGAAAACCGTGAAGCGGGATTTCATCGTCTACAGCGACGACGGCGAAGGAAACGCTGATCAGGTGATCCTGCAAAAGACTTTGTCCATCAGCGCCTCCGATGTTTATAACGACGGCTGGGGCGAGGCTTACAGAAAAGTCAGCTGGCCCGCCTCCGGGACGGGGAACAGCTTCATCGAGATCGCAGCTCCGATCTCTACCGTGGACGGAGCCGCTGATCTGAGACGGTTTATTCTCCGAAATCATCCTTCCAACAATAACGCCGTCCTGATCAGTACACTTAATTCTCAGAATCAGACCTATACGGATTACGCCATGCTTACGCATAACAAATACACGGCAGGGCAGCAATCCGTGACGGTAACGGCCGCGTCCATCCAGGCTAACCTGGACTGCGATCCGGACGAGGGAACCGCATCCGGCATCATGGAGGTCCGTCTGAGCAATATGAACGCGACTGACCCATCCATTGAACTTCCGGTCGATCTCAGCACCGTCTATCAGGCAGGGCTGAACGGAGACACGCCTATATCTACGGCAGACTTCGAGTTTGATCTGACAGACGGATCCACGACATGGTCCGGATATTTTGATGATGTGGATGTTTCCGCAGCCTATGCGCAGGGCGTGGAAGATGCGACGCCGGCAGTGCTGAAAACATACACTTACGATGAAAACGGCAATGTGATCAGCACCTATATCATTTCGTCTTCCAGTACGACGTTCCCGGAGAAGACGGACGATTATCTGTTCCCAAACACGCCGGTGATCGTAGGACAGACGCACAGCATCTGGACCAATTTCGTTTATGTTACCTATGACGGGAAGTCCGGCTGGATCTCCAAATCCAAGCTGATTGACAGTACCAGTACGACACCTTCCCCGACAAAGTACCAGGGCCAGATCGGCTGGAAAACCATTTTGCCGTATCCTTATACGTCCTATGTCATGGCGGCATCAGGATCCACTGTCTGGATCAGGCGCAGCGAAAGCACCGGATCCGCGGCAGTTGTCGCCGTTCCTGTCGGTGCTACGATCATGTGTATGTATGATCCTTACGGATACCCGCAAAATTCAAGCCAGAACAGGAGCTGGATGCCTGTAAAATACGGCAGTTATACCGGCTACATGATGACCCAGTTTATTGCGGAAACGCAGGAATATTACAGAATAGGAGTTGGAGCTGAAGTGGATTCTGAATTTGCTTATGTCACAAGGGCTATGTCGCCCACTGAAAACAGCGTTCCCATGTACGTCGCAGCCAGCACTTCGAGCGGCGTGATCCTGAACATCCCGAATGACAAGATCGTTTACTGCTCCGAAGCCTTCACGGATTACCAGGGCGACTGGATGCACGTCAAATACGCCAACACGACCGGTTATGTCCAGGCCAAATATATCAGAGGTACGCTGGCGTACAAGCAGGAGCAGCAGGATGCAGCTGAGCGGATCGACATCTTTGTCACCGGCGTTTATACCACCGAAGACGTCGGCGGCGCTATGAACTTTGCGCAGATCGTCGTGTACTATACACACACCAATTCCGGCTTCGACACGTTCATCCTGCGCAATTCCAAGGAGGCCTGCGACGCCACTTCGACAAACTATAACTCCAATGCCAATATGATCCGTGAAATCGCCAGCGACGACGAACGGCTGACAGGCAAGACGCTGACCGTCGTCTTCAGCGACGGAACCACCGTCAGGAAAGCCTGCGCTTTCTATAATTAACAATCTACCCAGGAGGCCGTTTATGTATCCTAATTTAAAGATCCCCGAGCGAATTGACACGATCCTGAACATCCTTCAGAACATCCCCCGGCTTCAGGGGTTTGATCAGTGGAACCCCGTATGTGAAGCGATGAAGCAGCTGGCCGACCTTTCCCGCGACGTTCAGGAAGCCGAGAAAGGGCAAGAAGCGGGAAGTGATCCAAAATGATCACCATCACGCGGGAAGCGTTCGATTCCCTCCGGCAGCCGGAGCAGCTGGCCGGGCCGCTGTTCCAGGGCGAGGTCAACGCGCACCGGTTCGTGATCACGGGCGCGCCCGCCGGCGAGATCACGGCCCGCTTCCTCCGGCCGGACGGGCGGGACGTGAGCGTGGACGGATGGACGGAAGACGGCAGCGCCTGCGTGGTGCTGACGGCCGGGTGCTACGCGGTGAGCGGAGACTTCCGGCTGAACATCTTCGCATCCGCCGGCGGGGAGACCCGCTGCCTCTATGCCTGCACCGGCCGGGTGGAACCGACCGCCGGAGCGAACGGCGGAGCCGGGGACACCGGGCCGATCATCGAACACTATCCGGACCAGGCGATCGCGGAGCTGCGGGAAGAGCTCGCCGCGCTGCGGGAGGCCGTCGCCGGGATCCCGATCAGGAAGGGCGACGTCGATGGCTCCGCTGTCCTGGGAGACGAAAGCTGCGTCGCAAACACGGCCTATTCCCTGGCGCTGGGTCATGACTGCTGGGCCACCGCCCAGGGCACCCTGGCCGTCGGATCCGAAGCGGAGGCCAACAGCAGCAACGCCGTGGCCTTCGGCCTGGACACGGAAGCGAACGGGCCCCAGTGTGCTGCCTTCGGCAAGGGCACCATCGCCACCAAGCGGAGCAGCCTTGTGATCGGCGAATACAACGTCGAGGACACAACGAATCCCAACTATAAAACAGGCTTCCTGATGATTGTAGGAAACGGAACGGTGCTGAACGGAACTGTCAATCGCTCCAATGCCATGACGCTGGGATGGACCGGGACCATGACCCTGAGCGGCGGGCTGATCCTTGGCCATGGGACGGCCCAGCAGGCAACCCTGTCCCCAGTTGACCTGAAAAAACTCCTGGCGCTGATTGAATGAGAGGAGAGATGCCCATGATCGACATCATCTGCACCATGGCCCCGCAGGGGCTCCGGGTGGTGGAGACCCTGCCCCTGCTGTTTCAGGGCGAGGTCAATGCCCACCGGTTTATTATCCAGCCGGCAGCGGGCGTCAGCCTGGCCGGCTGCACGATCCAGGGTCGGTTCATCCGGGCCGACAACCGGCAGATCGACCTGATCGGCGCGGTGAACGGCGAGAATGCCGAGATCGCCCTGGACGGTGCCTGCTATCAGATTGCCGGGCGGGCTCAGCTGACGGTCTACGCCATCCAGGGCACCCAGGCCGTGGCGATCTACGCGGCAGTGGGCAATGTGTTCCCGTCCATGGGCGCGCAGGCCGCGTCCCCGGAGCCGGCGCTGATCCAGCCCTACCCTGTCAACCGGATGCTGGCGGATCAGAACCTGCGCAGCTGGTGGATCGGCGGGGAAAGCGCCACGGTCAACTATTACGGCGCGACCGTCACCATGGACGGAAACGAGATCACCATCAACGGCACCATGACCGGCGACAACAGCGTCGGGCAGGATACGGACTGGGAAGTCCCGACCGAATATTATGACGATTATGTGCTGGACCTAAGCAGGCAGCTCAAGCACATGGACAAGACGGACCCGCTGCTGCTGTATCTGGAGCCGCATCATGTGTACCGGCTATCCTGCGCGACGATCTCCGGCACCATGGAATTTGACAGGGGATCCATGACCGGGACGATCCTGCCCGACGTCGCCGTCAGGCTGTACGGTATCTACGGGCGCGGGACCCTCCCCATCGGGGAATGCGAAGCCGTCCAGGACCTGGATCTCAGTCCTTTCGCCGGCCTGTACCGCGTATACAAGCACAAGATCAGGCCCAATGTCATCAGCGAGCTGGAACGGCGTGGGATCCCTTACGACATCCACGGCGGATCCCTGGGCCTGCGGATGCCCGCGATCCAGGACGGAGCGACCGCCACGTTCCATGATTTCAAAATCGGGATTTCCCTGGCGGACATCACCGGACTTGGCGGATACAAGGATCACAGCAATGTCGAACAAGATACCATTGTTTTCTAAGATGAACTGACAGGAGGTAGCAGTCATGGATTACGGTAAAATTGCGAACGGCGTTTATCTGACAGAACACGCGCCCATGATCCTGGTGGAGAATGAGGGCAAGCTGACGCAGATCCAGGGAGCGCAGCCCGGCACGGTGGCCTACACGGCCGGCTATACCCAGGCCTGGATGCTGGACACCGACGGGACCACCTGGGTGCCGTTTGACATGCAGTAACCAAATGGAGGCAGTATGGAGCCGATCATTATTGAGCGCACCTGGAAGAAAACCACTACCGTCATGATCGAGCTGCTGCCAGGCACCGCGTTTACTGAGGAGAACAAGGCGCACACGTTCCGGATCACC